TAGAGCTTGGTGATTATTACGTATCCCGGCCCATCATTATATGATCCTATTGAGGTAATTCCAGTATTGCCGTCGTCGTAATACCCATCACTTGTTGCCCTATTCGTAGCAGATGCCGCAAAGAACGATCCGCCGCCAACCCCGTCGTTATATGAGCCACCAAGGGACGTTTGGCCACCTAGCCCGCCAGAGTACCCCCCGCCACCGCCGCCCGTGTTGTTTCCACTGTGGCCACCTCCGCCGCCACCAAATCCCCCAAGAACGTTTGCATATCCGCTGGCATTTCCGCCAATGCCATAGTACGTACCAAAGTCATTAGATCCGTTAAATGATGCGCCATGCGTATATGCCTGGCCGCCAGCCCTATTATCTATACCTGCAGCCGAGTCCGCCAGTGAACGACCAGGATATGGAATGCCTCCGCCCAAAAGCCCTCCGCCACCACCAGCGTGATACCCAGAACCACCATACCCAATAACCGGGTTGGACCCACTGCTTGCTGGACTGTAATTATATCCGGCATAAAGTGGCTGTCTTTTTGTTTGCCCAGATCTAATTGCATCAGTTGTTGCACTTGAATACCTGCCACCACCACCGCCAGCAATAACAAGCGGTGTGGTTGTGTTGTAAATAACTACAAATGTCCCGCCACCACCGGCTGCAGCGCCGCTTACATTTATTGCAGCATTGTCTGAGGTATCGCTAGGTTGCTGTCCAACAAGAATTTCTAACTTGTCTGATGCGGAAAGCGTAAATCTTGCCCGCATAATTGCACCCTTTCCGTATGCGTTTGTTCCAGCTCCATCGCTTCCGCGGGATCCAGCTGCTTCAATTTGATAAATTCCGGTTTGTGGAACAGTCCAAACCTGATATCCCTCAGCTCTTCCTTGAGAAAAATAAAGCGCATTTTGCGCCCAAGATTGACCAGAATATGCGCTTTGGAGTGATGCTAGTGTTGGCCCGAATCTTCCGTGCTTGCCACCAGTTGTAAATGTGTGTGATGTAAAAGCATAAAGAATCCCCCCACCAGCAGCGCCAAATCTTCCAGTTGCACCGTATGAACCCCTAACGCTTGCATTGAAGGGCATATATTAATAATTTAGCGATGCTGCAGCGTAAACAATCCATGCTCCAGATGCGCGCTGCATTGTAAAGCTAAATACGTCAATCTTTCCGGCTGAAGAAGTTGGCGTCGGAGCATTTCCACCAGACCAACGAATTGTTTGTGGAGAGCCATCAATTTGGAATGTTGAGGGAATATATCCAGTTGCGCCTTGGGTTACAAATACATTAATCGTCGTAACCCTATTTTCTGTAGTTGGAACATTGGTAACATTGAATGTCATTGCCGCACTTGGTGCTGTTGCAATATAGTAAATATTTCCAGCTGTCCAATCCAAGGTGCCAGTGTTTGTTGAAAGTGTAATAGGAACAACTTTTTCAGTAATTTCCTGAGCGTCTATAGTTCCATTGAATGCCGATGTTCCGTTAAATGTTGCCGTTGATCCAACCGTAAGTGTCGTTGGCTGAATGCTGGCAGTCCATTTGACACCAGCTGTCTCAGCAGAGTCAGCTACAAATATTGTGTTATTTGCACCAACTGCGACATTATCAACTGCTCCGTTAGCGGTCGCAGCAATTACATCGCCTTTTGCCGTTACAAGCGATGCCTGAATTGCAGAAGCTGCCGCGGCAGTTGCTGCGTCCGCTGCTGTTTGCGCAGTCCCAGCAGTGGTGATAGACGTGGTTGCAAGGTCATAGGCAGCCTTTACCGCTGATGGTGTTGCAGCCTTAGTCGTGCTTGTTGAGTTTGTTGCGCTTTCAAGCATGACAATTCCCTTGACGCTCGTCGTTGCATCTGGCGGAAGGTCGCCCTTGAAGGTAATCCATGTTGCGCTCGATGAGTCGTAGACGTAGCCAACATCGCCGTTGTCTGACTCAATCCAGATGTCACCGTTGGCTGGACTTGATGGCGCAGTTGCTTGACGTGTCACCTTTGCTTTAGTTGCAGCAAGATCATATGCACTCTTGACGCTTGCAGGCGTAGCCGCGGCAATGGTAGAAGTGCTTGACGTTGAATCAATAAGATCAACATCAAGAGTATTTCCTGTTTTTGTTAGCGCAATACCAGCGGTAATTTGTCCAGCGCCAGAGAACTGCGTAAATGTCAACGAGGTGCTTCCGACCGTTATTGGATCGTTTGTTGTGAGGACCCATCCCGAATCTGCGTTAGCAGTCCCCTCCGATACAAACGTAAAGAATCCAGATGTGACCTCAGCGCTTACATCGCAGTCTGTTGCTCGAGACCACGAGCCGGCTGCGGCAACGTAAATACCGTTCTGTGTTCCATCTGTTTGGCTTTTTACAAGAATTCTATCGCCAGCCACCACCGTGACGCCATCAATGGTGTCTAGGCCAGAAAGGTCCGAGTCTTCTGTTGTAGCCACGCGAACACTTGCCTTCACGTCAAGGCCGTTTACCAAGGCATCAACATACGACTTTGTTGTCAGGTGGCTTGCGCTGCTTGGGGTTCCGCTTGCGCTAATAAGGTTAACGGAGAAATTTCCGCTTGCATCACGCTTAACAATTTTGCTTGCGGTGTTGTTTGCGGTTGCGCCCGAAAGCTCTGCATAATCAGAAGCTGACAGCAACCCAGCATTTGCGTTGCTTGCAATGTCTACATTGGTTGTAAACGGCAACGATGACCAAGCAGTAGATCCGTCGCCAACCTTAATCCTGTCAAGTGTCGTGTCATAGCCGATCTCCCCGTTTGCAAGAACAGGGTTGGCCGAGGCCCAGTTGGCGGAGGTATCTCGCCTAAGAAGGATTCTAGTTGCCACTGTCTGTCACCTCTGATTCGTCTTCGTCAAAAATTTCTTCTGGGGCATTTGGGTCTTTCCAGGTATAAGTTTCAGGATCTAAAATCCACCCTTCGGCCGGCGGGTGTGGCCAGTAAAATGCGTCTGCCTGCTCGTCGTAAGCATATCCTATGCCAGCGTAATTTTTCCTGAGCGGGGATCCGCCAAGATTGTGAGCGCCAGCGTGGGTATTATACGATGTCTGAATCCATCGTCCACCAAGGCCCAAATCTGCCGCTAGGTACTCTTGACCTCTGTGTTCATGTTCATCTGGAATGACTAAAACCCTGATGACTACGTTGTCCTTATCAATTTCAGCAAAATGAGCCATATTATGCCAGTGTCCTAATAATTACCAAGCCAGACCCCCCAGTACCACCGCCGTATCTAGTGGTTCCACCACCACCGCCGCCTGCATTTGTCCTTCCAGACCCAGCTCCAGATCCAGTATTTCGGAACCTGCCTCTTGCATCAAAGTAGTAATAATGATATCCGCCAGCACCACCGCCGCCAAATCCGCCGTTATGCTGCGAAAATCCGGAGTCGGCCCCTCCGCTTGCGCCACCGCCACCAGCGCCAAGGCCAGTCAGATTGCTTAGCGCTGATCCGTCTGCCCCAGTAACGTCTCCGACTGCAGAAATCCATGAATTGTATGCGGTGGTACCGTTTCCGCCAGAGTATCCATAGCTGGGATTAAGGGACGGGTTTCCCCAGCCGCCTTCTTGCGCAGCGCCGCCGCCACCGCCGCCATCATTTCCGTATGGAAATGATTTGCCAGACCTGCCAGTATTAAAACCCTCACCCTCACCACCGAGGAATCCCTGACCGGAGATCGGTGCGCCACCTCCGCCGTTGTAATTTCCACCGCCCCCAGACCCGCCGCTGCCACCAGCCACGGCGTTTGCATTACCACCATAACCCCCACCATATCCAATTGAACCAGAGATCCAAGCACCATTAAATTGAATACCAGAATCACCGCCATTTGCATTATTTGCGCCACCAGCACCAACAACTGCAGTCAGCGTTCCCGCAGGAAGATCTAGTTTATCAAAATACAGAACCCCACCTCCACCGCCGCCGCCCTCATAATCATTTCCAGTATATCCCCCTCCGCCACCTCCACCAACACAAAGGATTTCGCATAGACCACCAGATGTAACGGAAAAGGTTGTAGTTGCAGGAAATGGATGGTAAACATATCCGCCAGATGTTCTCTGGTTTCCACTGCTTATTACTGCTGGCGGCTTTCCTCCAGCCCTCCGTGAAGAGCCGATTGCTGAGTAACTAGATTTTATACTTGAAAATATTGGCATACTAGAAATTCAGAGCAGAGGACCCGTATACAATCCACTGCCCGCCAGAGGTTCGCTGCATGTTGAATGAAAATATATCAATTTTCCCCGCGCTTGACGTTGGCGTTGGGGCAGTGCCCCCCGGCCATTTTATCGTTTGAGCGGCTCCGCCAATCTGGAATACCGAGGGTATCCTACCGGTGGATCCCTGAACCACAAGAACTACAATGCCATACATCTTAGATCCTGTTGTTGGTAGGTTTGTGACGTTAAATGTCATGGCGTCTGTTGGAGCGGTTGCAATGTAGTAAATGTTTCCAGAAGTCCAGTCAAGAGTCGCAACATTGCTTACAAGCGTTACATCGGCAACATCTTCTGCAATCTCTTGAAGCTGCACTGCGCCAGTAAATGTTGCCGATCCGGTAAAGGATGAATCCCCACCAACCGATAGGTTCCCAGAAATCGTGCTGCTTGATGGGTAAATTGCGCTTGCCCATTTGACTCCCATTGGCTGTGCGGAATCGGCCAAAAGCATGGTGTTATTAGCGCCAACAGCCAGGTTGTCAACGGCTCCGCTTGCGGTTGCAGCAATGATGTCACCCTTAGCGGTAACAATAGATTCCGAGATCTTAGAGCTGGCAGTTGAGAGAGCAGACGCCGCTGTAGTGTCAGCATTTCCGGCAATAGTAATCGTAGTCGTTGCGAGATCATATGCGGCCTTTACGGCGTATGGTGTTGCCGCTTTTGTCGTGCTCGCGGAGTTTGTTGCTGATTCCAACATCACAATCCCCTTTACAGAAGATGTTGCATCGGGAACCACTGGTGCATCTGCTTTCACGGAAGCCCACGACGATGTTGATGAGTCGTATATATAAGCAACATCTGCGGCGTCAGAATCTACCCAAATATCTCCATTTGCTGGGCTGGCAGGCGCTGACGCTTGTCGGATTGATTTTGTTTTTGTTGCGGCAAGATCATATGCAGACTTTACGCTGCTTGGCGTAGCGGCGGTTGTCGTTGATGTGCTGCTTATTGAATCAGTAAGAGAAACATTTAGTGTATTGCCAGACTTTGACATCGCAGTACCGGCAATAATTTGTCCTGCTCCAGAAAATTGCGTAAATTGCAGGTTGGTGCTTCCGACTGTGATTGGATCATTCGTTGTGAGAACCCAACCAGAATCCGCGTTAGCAGTTCCCTCTGAGACATAAATAAACAGACCGGATGTAACTTCTGCATTTTCATTACAGTCAGATGATCGCGACCACGATCCAGACGCTACTGTGTATATTCCGTTTTGGGCTTGGTCTGTTTGATCTTTTACAAGAACCCTATCTCCAGAAATAAGCGTAATGCCATCAATAACAACTACGCCTGAAAGATCAGAATTCTCGGTTGTTGCCGCGCGCACGCTTTGCCTTACATCTAGACCACTAGCAATTGCGTCAACGTATCCTTTATTTACTAGGTGCGTTGCCGTGCTTGGTGTCCCGGATGATGTGATCAGCCTCGCAGAAAAATCTCCGTTTGCGTCTCTTTTAACAATTGTACTTACCGTGTTTGCGTCTGTTGATGCGGTAAGTAGGGCGTGATTTGCAGCGGACATTAGTCCGTTGTCTGCATTAGTTGCTAGGCTGACATTTGTTGTAAATGGAAGTGCATTCCATCCAGAGGCACCATCTCCAACCTTGATCCTATCCAGCGTAGTATCGTATCCAATTTCACCATCAGCCAATACTGGATTGACGGATGACCAATTAGACGATGTATCCCTGCGAATTAGTACTCGAGACGGCATTCTTATGCACCTCCACCATCAACAATATCATTAAACTGTCCTTCGCCTGCCGCACCAAGACCACCATACAGGATATCGGTATCAGAGAAGCTTGCGGCAGCATCGGTTTGCACCCAAATGTCCCCGACCGCATTTGCTGTTGGGGTAGTGCTTTGGAAGAACACAGCTGATCCGCCTCCCCCACCGCCGCCACCGCCGGTTGCGCCAAGGTCAACCCAGGATGAGCCGTTATAGGCATAAACCTTATTGTCAGTGGTGTTGTAGTACAGATCGCCGGATACGGCGGACAGCGGGGCGTTAGCGTATTTCGGTAGTCTGAGTCGGCTTAAGATTTTTGGCACGGGTTACCTCCTTGCGGGAGTTTACCCGATTACTACGACTCGGTACTGATTGTTCGTTGGCGCCGAGGCAAACGTCAGGTCAATCGTATCTACCGTGCCGTGGGCAATGTCCGGATAAACCTTTTCATATGGGCTTGCGTTTTCGTACACTTCCACGGTAACATCTTTTGTGCTCATGCCGTGAGTAATGGTAATCGTTGATGCAGAGCCATCACCGATGCTTGTTGAATACTTTGTCGTGAAGCCGAGGGAGGTCTTGGCTGCGGCTGCGGTTGCCCCGCCAGTACCGCCATTTGCAATCGCAAGCGTGCCGGTGACCGCGGATGCGGATGAAATGTCAATTGCGCCAAATGCTGGGTTCCCGCCACCGCCTGGAACCCGAAGAACCTGATTCGCAGTACCGGCAAGCGTGACCTGAACGCCAGAAGTTCCATTTCCAACAAGGACTCCGCCAGCGGTAAGGGTTGTATTCCCAGTACCGCCATTGGCGACTGGGAGTGTGCCAGAGACTTCGGTTGCAAGATCAACCGTTGTTGAGGTTGTTAGGGCATTTGTTCCGCCTGTTGACTTAACAAAACCAGCGGTGAATGTTGACGCCCCAGTGCCGCCGCGCGCAACACCAAGCGTTCCGCTTGTGAGCTTATCTGTGCTGTGGTTCGGAATATCGTCAGCAACAAGGGCTCGGAACGACGGGGCCGCTGCGCCACCAGTGGTTGGACCAGCAAATACAACGTTTGCCGTCGTTGTGGAGGCACCAGTACCGCCATTTGCAATTGCCAGTGTTCCGGTGACTGTTGCGGTATTAAGTTCAACAGATCCATCTGCCATCTTGGCTGATGTAATTCCGTTGTCCTTAATTCGCAGAATGTCAGTATTGATTTCAAGCGTTGTGTTATCAACATTGACGCTAAATACGTTGCCGGTGAGCGTGAGTCCGTCTCCGCCCTGGAATGTTCCAGCGCCTGAGAATTGCGTGAAGTAAATTGCATCTGTTCCTGGGGTGACCGTTCCGTTGCTTGTGCATACCCAACCAGTATCAGCCTGGCTGGTACCCATCTCAACAAATAGGAATGTTCCAGGTTCAATCTCGCCAACGCCATCTGAATCTGTTGATCGGGTCCACGCGCCAGATGCGGCATCGTACACACCGTTTTCAATTGGATCTGTTTGATCCTTGACAAGGACTCGCTCGCCGGCCTGAAGCGTATGCCCGTCAATTGTGAGAAGTCCGCTGAGGGACGGAAGGTTTGCAGTTGTTGCTACGTGTACGCTATCATGAACATCAAGACCAGTAACAACGCTATCAACGTATGCCTTTGTGGCGGCGTGGTTTGCCTGAGTGATTGAACCGCTGAGCGTGACATTTCGCGCTTCAATGTCTCGAGCGTCAAAGTCCCCATCAGCATCTCGCTTGACAATTGTATTTACTGTATTTGAAGATGTTGCACCATCAACAAGCGAGAAGTGGGCTGCCGACATTGAGCCAGGGGATGCGGCAGATGCAGCGCTAATGCTGATTGTCGCAACACCGTTGGCAACGCTAACGCTGATTGGCGAAGTGCCGGAAAGGCTGTCAATGTTTCCAACGGCCTCCCAGGTAGTGCCGTTGTAGACCATGAGCCCAACTGGGCCATCATTGATATCTGAGTTGTAGTAAATCTGACCAACGATTGGCGATGCTGGCGGGGTCGCAAGCACCTGAACGACTGCATTGCGCAGCTCGTTTTTCTGTAGGTCTAGGAAACTACTGAGTTGTAGACTCGTCAGTACCTTCACGGTCTCTCCTTAGTTTAAATAGGCGTAGCCAGCAAAGGCCGCCGCAAACGTTACAGTAACCTGATTTTCACTGTTATACAAGATGTCCCCAATCTGTACTTGGCCAGCGCTATCTACAATGGTGACCGATGGCTGGCAGCCCAAATTATGGATAATTACCCAGGTGTTAGAGGGGGCATTTTGGCTGTGGGTGAACGTGCCGTGCGGCGAGGATACGTTCCCGGTCGTTACCAACAGGTTTGCCGCGGCCTCGGTAACCGTTACATTGCGGTTTACCTGCGTAACCGTTACCTGGCTCAACGGGTTACCTCCTGCTCAATAGTAAACTTACCGCTCAACAATTTGGTTACCACAGCGCTTGGGCTTTGAATCTCAAGATCATAAACATAGGACCCTGCCCGCACTGCTGAAAGGGTCGTTGCTGGGATGGAGATGGTAACCGTTCCAGCGACACCGCCCATCGTTATCCCACTTGATGTGGCAAGCGAAAGAGCTGGCACTGCGGCCCCGGCATAGGTGCGAACCTGCATTCTTGCCGTATATCCCGTTAGATTGACTAGGTTGCCGTTATCGTCCTCATAGGTAACAACGGAGCCATAGTTTGACCCCTGTTCGGTTGCAATGTCATAGGTGGAAAGTGCCATGTCGGGATTATAGCCCGACTGAGATGACTACTCTATGGACTTCTTTTCTACGGAGCTCTTGAGCGGGAGTGGGCTTATTGGGCGCAGGGGGCATGATATATCCCAGCATCTGGCAGTGATATCATCCACCCTCTTACCTACGCAAGAATAGCAAAACTTTGCCACGAGCTTACGATGCTGGTAGAGGGCGCCCAAATCTTCAGTTGAGAGCACGCTGTTGATAGCATGTATCCGTGCCCAGGCAATGTCATCTTCTGTTGGGATAACCCCTCCATAGAAACGCTCCTTTGCCCAGTATGGCTTCCTGCTTCTTGCCTTACCAGCAACAATAAACACTGCATTTAAACTGATCCCAGCTTGACTCGCCCAAGCCATGCAGGCTTCTTGAAAACGCCTAGTTTCTGGTCGTTCATATTTTCGTGGCCATTTAGATCTTGGCATGGGCAAATTGTAAGCGATGCGCAAATTTCTTGCAACTTTCTGTCAAGAGCAGATTATGTGTTATACTTGTTACATGGCACAAATTGGAAGGCGGACCAAGGAGAAGCAGCTTGAGCTTGAGGCCCAGGTTGCAACGCTGCTTGCGCGTGGTTTTAGCACTGGAGAAATAGCCACTGCTGTTGATCTTAAGCCATCAACAATCCAGCGATATGAGCGCGCAGCGCGCAAACGCTGGAGTGAGCGCCTTTTGGGCAGGATTGAGTCCAAGGCTGAATTGCTTGCTCGATCAAATGAAGTTGCCAAGGCCGCGGCACAGGGCCACAGTAAGGCAAAAGGAAACTCAACCAATGCACAGGTTGCGTTCCTTAGGCTGCAGCTTGAGGTCATAGACCGAATTGCAAAGCTTACTGGTGCATACGAGGCTGAAAAGGTTGAGGTAACCGGCCAAAATGGCGGGGCGATTCAAATGCAGATGGTTGATCATGCGATTGATAGCCTCAACGCAGATGAGCTTGCAAGGCGGCTACGAAATTGGGCAGACGCATTAGAGGAGGCAAGTGATGGACAGCAAGCAGTATCGGCTGTGGCTGAGGCAGCAAGCGAAAACGTCTGACGCCGCATTTGCGGAATACGTCAGCAACCTTGTTTTTCCAAAGCATCTCAGGGAGATGGAGCGTTTTCTTGATCAAAATGAACGCGCCCTTGTGCTCATGCCTCGTGGTCATGCAAAAACGACGCAACTTATTCATCGCGTTGCACGACTCATTGGAGTAAATCAAGGCAAAATTCGCGTTGGAATTCTTACCTCCGTGCTTTCTGATGCCCTTGCGCGATCCCGGGCCATCAAGGCTATCATTGAGTCTCCGCACTTTGCCGAAATATTTGAGTGGGCACAAAATGGCGTTGTAGGACCAAAGTGGACAGATGAGGTTTGGACCATCAAGGGTGCGAACATGGGCAAGGATGCCACGTGCTTTGCTGATGGTCTTGGATCAATAAAGCCAGGCGCTCGTTTGGATATCCTGATCGGTGACGACATGGTTGGCATGAAGGAGAATGCGACTGCAGTACAACGACAAAAGGCTGGAGACACCTACTGGCAGGTTGTTGACCCAATGCTCGTTCCAGGAGCCAAGCGTTGGTATATCGGAACTAGGTGGCACGAGGATGATTTTTATAACGACCTCCGTGAAAAGGGGACCCCAGTCATGCTGCGAAGGGCAGTTGAGGGTGATCAGCCTCTGTGGCCAGAAATGTACACAGTGGCAGACATGGAAAAGAAGCGAGAAGAGCTTGGAACACCAATCTTCATGCTGCAGTTCCAGAATGATGTCACGTCCATGGGTGGAAACATTTTTAGATACGACCGCTTTAAGCAGGTTGAATCAGTGCCGGCTGGTGCAAGAAGGGTTGGAATTGACCTTGCATCATCTGCCTCTGAACGAAGCGACTACACATCGTGTGTTGAGGTTGTTGAGGATGCCGATCACAATCTATATGTCATTGGCGCATGGAAGGCACGGCTTGCCGAGGGTCACAGGGATTGGATTACTGGTGTTACTCGAGATGGAGATCTTGTTGCAGAGAATGGCCCAAGGCTTCTATGGCCGCAGTATCTTGTTCCCCATTCAGCGGAAATGACCGATAGCCCAAGACCGCTTGAGTCTGTGAACATTGAGGCGGTTCAACATCAGAGCACATTTGTTCGTGAGATTCTTGGAACCACCAATTTGCCCGCTCGTCCAGTAAGGCCAGACAAAGATAAGGTCACACGGGCTAGGGCACTTGCGGCGCGGTACGAGGCCGGAAAGGTCTATCACCTTAGGGGTGCGCCTGGGATCAGGGAGCTTGAAACAGAGATGGCTGCGTTCCCGAACGGGGAACACGATGACCTTGTTGATGCTCTTGTCTATGCTGCCGACCTAAGCGGCAGCAGCTTCTACTTCACGGCAGCGAAGACGGGTAATCGCTTCTAATCCAGCCCACGGGAACGTCGCGAATCCATAGTGAAAACGGCTTTTTGCCGCCATAGTATCCGTTGATTACTGGTGCATCGCTGCTTTCTCTAAACACCGTCAATGCAGCCTCCATTGTGCTGACGTTATCGCGATCTGCAATATATGCAATCGCAGCAGAAACAAGCGGTGCAGAAACGCTGGTTCCGTTTACCTGCTTTTGCACGCCATCCTTATTGACGGCATCTACATTTTTCCCAGGAGCCCATATATCAACGCAAGAACCATAGTTTGCAAACCATGTTCTCCATTGATACTTATCAACCGACGATACTGTAATTGCGTTTTTTGCTCCGGCTGGGCTTGTATAGCAAGCGTCCGTAGATTCATTTCCGGCGGCAACCACAACTGGCATTAACGAGCCAAGTTCATTTACCGCTGTGTCTACCGTTGAACTTTTGGGACCGCCCAAACTAATATTCACGACTGATTTTGATGGGTCTGCAGATGTTTTTATATAATTTATTGCATTAATTAACTCTGATTGTGTCGTTTCTCCGTTGCAATTTAGTACTTTTACGCTTATTACATTGGCGCCCTTGACCACGCCGATGTTTGGATCATTCAAAATACTAGACACAAGCGTTCCATGCCCCGCGCAGTCCTCTTCACCAACGCCGCTATCAACGACATAGATATCAATTCCAGCTCCGAAGTCAGAATTTGCGACTGTTTTCCCATCTAGGACTGTTGTGTACCCCTGATTGATTCTGTCTTGGGCCCACAAACTTCCCTGAGAAAATCCGTAGGCGTATTTAACGCGATAAGTTATCTGCTTTTTCTTAGATTTTGCATCAACTGGAGTTGGGTTGAATGCAATTAGCAATGCTGCAAGAGCAGCAATAATCTTTACTTTTGATCCCATTTCTTAATAACCTTCACTTTCTTGCACTTATGGCACATCGCCTTCTTAAATCTTGGGTCAATTGTTCCAGGATATCCATCCATCACTTCATCAGAGATCTTAGATTCGCATTGCGTGCAATGCCATCCATTTAGTGGTCGCCCACGTGCATCAACGACGAGATTCTTCGCGTCCGCCATCTTCCTGCTCCTTTTCGTATTCCTCAACAATCTCAAGCGCTCGCTTGAGACCAGCAATATACGCCAGCCTTGAGAAAAGTTCAATCTTGCCTCTCTGGCTAACCCCAATCCCGCGCAGAATTGGGGTGGTATCTCCGGTCACGGCGTGCTCAACGAGCTTCCTGATGCGGCTTGAGGCGCTCATCGGATGTTCCTTCGGTTAATCCATCCAACGGACGATGTCAATAGATCATTGAGATCTAGGGAGGTGAGCACGATGTCGTGGCGTGTTCCGTCAATGATCATCTCAATGTCGCTTTCGTAATACGGATCGCCTTCTTGGGGCTCTGTAAGCGTGATCTTGCATCCATCAACGCCATTCATGACTGAAGCAACCTCCATCATCTCAGTCGCAATAATCTTAAGGTCATCGTTTCCAACCGTAGGGATCTTATGTGTGTTGCTCAATGAGAATGACTTTGCCAGCCACTTTCCCGTTATTCGGTGGGATGCGGGAGTCGGTTTGCGATATCGGTCAGAAAACCAATCCAGAACGTCGCTGTTCCTACGGCGTCGTCTGCCGTTGGGGATAATCCGCTTTTTACGACCGTGTTTGTGAGCTGATCCCATATCGCCCATTTGTAACCTATCCCTTCTTCTGCTCGCTCAAGTTTCCAGATTTCAAACCGCGCTGTGCTTCCCATCGGTTATACCCAATCGCCTCCATTGCTAATAGGATTCCATCTCGCAGGCCACGGTGATATGCATCGTCGCCTTCTTGTGCTTGCGCCCACGCCGTTGCCGAATGAAGGGCGCGCATACCATCTCTGATGGCATCTACGCGGCCCTCTTTTCTTGCAGCCTTAAGGGCTTCAATAAATTGCGGGTTCACTTCTCTGGTCGCTCTGGGAGATCCCGCTCCATTGGTGCGCCCCAGAGACCGCGCTGCAGCGCAACTGCGATCAGCGCATAGTTGGCAATATCAAGAAGCGTATCTGCAAGAGATTCGTATGTGCTTTCGTCAAGCGGGTCAAGGATAACTTGACCATCAACGATCTTGCCTTGCATGAACTTGCGCGCGCGGGCAATCTTGTCGTTGCCGATACGGCTAATAACTCCGTGCAGACCAAGCTGCTCAATGTTGGAATCACCGTACCGTGCTTGCTTTTCGCACAGCAACTCATATGCTTCGTTATAAATCTTGGCGAACGTCTTCTCAAACGTCTGCTCGTCATCCTTGTAAATCGGATACTCCAAAGGCTCCATCAAGCCCCCCTTTCTATGAGCATCGTAGACCCTAGTGGCTAGGTTGTCAAAAGCGCCCTGCGAATACCTTCCTCAAGCGTGACTCGTGGCTTCCAGACGTGGAACGACAGGGTTGGATCGGCCACCCGCCAGAACACACCAACTGGCTTGTCTGGATGGGTCTTGATCTCCGGCTTATAGCCAGCCTCCGAGCAGACTAGGTCCGCCAAGGCAAGGAATGATGTTGGTCGTCCGGTTCCAATGTTGAGCG